CCAAGCCCTGCGGTGGTTGTCGGTGGAAAGGTAGCACCGACAACCTATGACATCAGGCGATGACGGAAGGAAACCGCCTGATTCAAAGTCTTTAAGGCTTTGCTCCTAGTTGAGCAAGTAAAGCTGCGACTTCAGGTGATAACCCTTGCAGTGCAGCAGGAACAGGCGCAGGCGTTGCCACCGGCGCAGGCTTGGGCGCAGGAGTTGCCGTCAGCAAATAGTTATTTGCCTTCATCAATGCTTGTGGATCGCTCGTTGCATCGAGCAGAATCCAAGGCGCGCTCTTGCCAGGTTTGGCAGAGCCTTGGCCTATCCGTGCAAGGATTTTTTCATTGATTTTTGTCTTCAGAGCATTTCTCAAGGCAACATTGAACCAAAGCAAAGAGTTATGCTCTGTATTGGTATCAAGATCAAAGACATTGACTTCGACTGCCTCGGCGATGCCATGAACAGTTTGTATCCCTGTCTTATATTCAGTGGGCGTGATGATGAGCAAGTGATTGGCAAGGTCTGCCACTTTGATTGAATCGCTTGCCGATGATGCTGGTGATGCGAAGGTCATTCCCCCGTCTCCTTTTCTTAGGTTGTTTTATTTGCTTCGTTCTCTTCTGCGTTCTTTACTATGTCATTGATTGTCGGTTGCAAATCTGCCTCATCCTCGATGTCGATTCCTAGACGGACCCAAGCGACACTTCCATTTCTCAAGCCAAGAAGCCAACTAACTGCTTTGAGAATCTTTGCCTGAAACTTTTTCATTGGCTCAACTACGAGATAAGGAGTCGCCATTGCATCCTTTCGATAAGTCTTTGCTATAAGGCAAGAAATAAGGGCAATAATTGCAAAGCCGATTTGGAGCCGAAGGTATCAATTCCCACATCGCAGGATTGCCTTCAACATCCATTTGTGATAAGAGAGCGTGAAGGTTATCCATTCTCCCAAGGGCTTGCAAAGCAACTTCCTCTTGATAATCATAAAGCTCAATGTGCATCTCATCGATGCCACCACTTGTCGGCAGATAGACAAGAGCAACCTGATTGACAGGCGCTCCCGTCTGCGCCATCCCATATCCATAAAGTTGAATTTGGGAATGATATTGGGGATTTTTGCCCTCTTTGCGCTTGCGATCCATCTGATTGGGGCTCGTTGTCTTCCAATCAAGCACAATCCCTCGCGTTTTATCGTATAAATCAATTGTGCCTCCAAGATTGCCTCGGATGACAACTCTTTGCTCAACTGCATAGCCTTCAATCTTGGCGAAGACATCTGCGAGATACTTATGGATTGCGGAGCCGACTTGTGCGCTCCAATTAGAAGAGCCCACCTCATTTATCTTCTCCCAATCCAAAAGTTTATAGGCAAGTCGCCTCGTGCATTCATGGCCCATTTCACTTGGGCCGATGCTGACTTGCTTGGCTCTTGGATTCCAAATACCTGCCTGCGTTATTATTTCAGCAAGTCCTTGACCAAGAGATTTAGCCGGCGAGATTGGGGAAACTAAAGTCATCAATCATCCTCTTCTTCATCGTCATAATCAGGAATTATTGGCACAATTGGCTCAACAGGATTTAGATAAGGAATGCTCATCCTTCATCCTGGCTAACAAGAGTGAATCTGCGATGCGTGCTTTGAACATTTAGAAGATCAAGCACCTGCGGTGGCAAAATTTCTCTAGCGCGTTTTACATCAAATCTTGTCGATGTAACGCTTGAGAATTTGACAACTTCTTGGCCTTCATAAATACCAATTTCATTTTCGCCAAGAGCTGCTTCAATATGGGAGCGAGCAACATCGCCGACCTCTTCCCATTCTTTTATTTTTGTCAAGGCGTGGCGATATTGTTGAAGCCACATTGCGATATTATCGTCAAAATCCACCGCGCCTTTCCCTATCTCTACTGACATTTCCCCGCCTTTTTTCTAGTAGTAGTTTTTCTGCTTAAAAAACTCCCAAGCCTTGCAGGGAGTCAAATGTCGCCTGTGGATATAGGCGAGCGTTGCCACAAGTTGGGCAACCGATGCCTCGGTGTGTTTCATTCCGAGGTTGCGATAGGTGACATCCAGCAATTGCCCGATGCCTTTTGCGCTCGAAGCAGGGTTTTTGGCCTTTGCATTCCACGCGCTTTCCTTGCCGAGCAATTTTGCAAGGCAGGAATACTCTTTTTTTGTTAGCAACTTCTTTGCCAATTGCTTGGCATCGACCTGCTTTAAGATAGGTCTTTCTTTGTAAATAATGCTGACAGGAATTGCCGGCTGTGGCGCAAACGCTGCATTGACAAACATTGAGGTCATTGCGCTGACTCCAATGATAATGATGATTCCCCTGAGTGTTTTTCTTCTTTGAGTAATTGGGATTCTCCTTCTAATTTCGCAGCTCGCTTGAGAACCTGCGTGACATAAGCCACTTCGATTTTCATAGTTACTGCAATTTCTTTGGGTGTTCGCCCAAAAGAATGCAAGGATCGGATTGCATCGGCGCGATTGACCCGCCCCGTTTTGCCATTCCTAAAGCCTTGCCCAAATCCTCTTTGCGCAGGCGTGGTGCCTGCCCAAATTCCGTGAGGTATCTGTTCTTTGAGCGCGTAGTCCAAGCACTCCTTTCGTTCAGGACAACCNGCGCAAATCATGCGCGCGATTGGGAGGCACTTTGCCTCTTTTTCTTTTGAATCGGGAAAGAATAAATCTGCGTTAAAATAGCCCGCGCAACTTGCTTGCGGAAGCAGAGGTAGTTCGGGATAGAAATGTTGAAGCGAATTCATTGCCTCTCCCCNAGCCAAGATTCAAGGTCTTGGATGACAAAGGCTNTTTCGATGGAGGCGTTCCTTCTTTTGACAATCACAAAGGCAGGCGGAATCTGCTCAAGACCTCTTGCCTCGGCGAAATTCTTGGCCTCTTTGACGGCCTCATCCCAAAAGGCGGGCAAGGAGATGGCCTTTCGATTCTTTAACTCTAAAACATAAGGCTTTCCTGCAATGATGGCCACGATGTCGCCCTCATCCTTTTTGCCAACGAGGCGCATTCGCTCGGCAATGACATTCTTTGAGCGAAGCCATTTCAAAACGCCTATCTCAAAGGCTGCGCCTTTTCTTCCGCTTGGATTTGCCATAATTAGGAAAGAACCTTTCTAAGCCTCTTCTGCTTGGCCTCCCAAGCTTGGGCCTGCCTTATGCCTTCCTCAAGCGGATCATCGTGAGCCTCTAGGATGGCCCAAAAAAGCCCCAAAATGGCCAAAACGGCCCCAAAAATAAANAACTCCATTTGCATCCCTTCTTTTCTTTGCCTAACTATGGGGCCGAGGGGGCTCAATTTAGGCGTGGCGCGCTGAAGGCGCAAGGGGCAAGCGCATGGGCAAATGCATGGATATAGGCTAATGTTGAGCCTAGAAGCCAAGGCGGAGGGCCGAGGCTCTGAACGGAAGGAAAGAAATGACAAGCAATAAAATGATTGGATTCAAAACTTTGCTAAATAATGAAGAAGTCATCTTCTATGCAAAGCCTGAGCACGGCGCATTTTATGAAGTTGGATTCAATGGAGAAATTGGTTCACTTTATTGCCCAATGAATTCTGATGGCACTCCTGATATTGAAAACATCGGCGAGGTTGAAGTTGCTTGGGGTGATTGCTAAAAATGACAAGAAAAGATTTTTGGGTTATAGCCCTAGCCTTGAAGAAAATTACTGAAAATGATTCTCCACAGGATCGCAAAGCCAAAGCAGAAGATTTTGCTTTTATGTTAGTAGCAACGAATCCTCGCTTTGATAAAGATAAATTCTTGAGCGCCTGCGGTGTTGAGAAGGAAGGTGCATAATGTCATCAAATATCCTGAAAGTATCTTGCCTAGGTTGTAATTGGGCAAGTCAAGATGATGAGGAAATTGATAGCGCAAATCATTATGGGGAGTGTCTAGATGTTTGCAATGGTTCTCCTGCCTTGTTGCGTTGGGATTATGCAGATGGAAACATAAGAGTCAGCAATACATCAACGGGCGATTATGTTGATTTAGAAATTGCAAAGGCGGGTGCATGATGAACGCAGTTTCTAAGGAGCAAGCATCTGCAATCTGCCAAGAAATTGAGCAGGCCGTGAGAGAAATTTTGGCAAGGCATAACATGGAAATAGCCAAAGTTCGAAGAAAATATGGAAATGCTCTTGTTTTTAATCTTGAAGCAAGCCCAATCAACTTGAATCCAAATGGAGTCAATGCGGGCTCGATTGTTGCCCAAACTTTTTTGCAATATGGAAAAGATTATGGCTTTGCTAATCCTGAAGAGGCTCTTGGCAAAACTTTCAAAAACAAGGGCAAAACTTACAAACTTGTTGGGATGAATCTCAACAAATCAAAATTCCCCGTGCAAGCAATTGATGTTGCAACGGGGCAATCATTTGGCTTCACTCTCTTGGCTTTGAAGCAAATTGAGGGATTTGATTTAGATTGCGTTCCATCTTGGATGCAAAATTCTTTTGAGGCAGGGTCATGAGCCAAATCATCTGCCCTTTTTGTGGCAAGGAAATAGAAGTAAGAAGTGGCTTTGCCTATCAAAGCCTCTCTAAGCACATCAACGCAAATCATAAGGAAAGGATTGTAAAATGAATCTAACAAATGAGGATTTCATGCACTTGCACAATACCTCAATGGAGTGGGGAGAGCATTGGAAGGAGCAAGCCGAGCGTTTTGAGCCAACTGTGACTGATTTTGAATGGCGATGGGCTTATTGGTTCGACAGCTATTCTGCCCTTTTGCTTGCTCGCCAAGCCCTTGAGCAACAAGATATACCTTCCCGAAGTTTTTGGGATATGGCATCAAGAGAATGGATGCTTTTGACTGATTACGAATCCTATGAAAGCAAGGGCGATGAAGATGATTCAGATGTTTATACCATCAAAGAAGAAAGCAAAGGAGATGAAGATGAAGAAGAATCGATCTGTCCGGATTGCCGAGCAACTATGGCGCAAGGCGCAGGCAAAGGCAAAGGCAGAAGGTAAAACTGCATCTGAGGTCATTGTTGATTTCTTGAAGGAATACATCAAATGACAACCGCAGAGATTGCAACCGCCTTTGCCGAGCGCGGATGGTTTGTTTTGCCTTGCTATCCTCAAACGAAGATTCCATTCTTTCCGATAGCAAAGCAAGGCTATAAATCTGCCTCAAATAAGCCTGCCACAGTCAAGAAATGGTTTGAGAAATCGCCCTTGTTGAACATTGGCATCGCCTGCGCTCCCTCAAATCTCGTTGTTTTTGATGTGGATTACCGCAATGGGGGAAGCCTTGAAGGCTTGAATCAAGAAACTTTCACAGTTGCAACAGGTGATGGCTTGCATTTCTATTACAAGGCCCCGCTTGGCGCGACTTTTCCTGGAAAGCTAAGGGATGGCGTTGATATTAAGTTCAACGGATATGTCGTCAGCGCAGGATCAATGCACGAAAACGGCAAATTCTATGAAATTGTCAAGGACATTGAGCCTGCCCCTGTGATGGGATGGTGCTAAATGAATGGTTGGGATGTTCTTATCGTTTTCTTCACTGCCTTTTATGCCTTTGCCATTGGGAGGAACATCTTCTTTTGGGCTTTTCTCTCTGCCTTTTATGGCTTTTGGATNCCTCTTTTGATGATTCTCTTNATGCCNAAGCGCAAGCCAAGCGCAATCATCTTCCCNCAATGGTTTATGGATTGGGCAGGCCCTAAATACATCAATCGCTCAATCAANAAGATGGAAAAGGAGTTTTAGATGCCCTTNAAGGCTCTATCAATGCCCTCTTCCAAAGAGATGCGAGGCTCATAGAAGGAGAGCATCTTGCGAGTATCGCCGACCCGATATGCGACCCCAACAGGAGCAGTCGGGTTGGTTCTAATTTCAGCTAAATAACCTGCTTGCATCATCACAAGTTCTGCCAAATCAATGAACGACGTTGGCCTGCCTGAGCAGAGATTGGAAATCTCAATCTTGTTTGTAATTGCCTCAAAGGTCGCCCTTATAACATCCTCGATGTGAATGAAATCCCGCACCTGCGTTCCTTTGCCCCAAACATCAAAAGGCGCTTGCTTCTCCTTGCCTCGCTTGATAAATGATGGAAAGGGATAGTCAAGGCTTTGATCCGAGCCATAACCTGAAAACGGGCGAAGAATGCTGATGCTCAAGCCTTCGGCGCGAGCATAGGAGGCAAGCTTTTCCCCTGATAATTTTGCCCATCCATAGGTCATGTCCGGCGTTCTTATGTGGTCAAGATTTATGTCGGACTCTTTTAGTTTTTGCTTATATTCTAAGCGTTGCAAAAAAATTGGATAAGCGGCAGAGGATGAGAAATAAACCAAGTGTCCAGGGCGCGTTCGCAAAGCCCATTGGAAGAGATCGGCATCGATGGCAAGGTCTGCGGCAACTGCCAAAGGATTTCCTTCAATCGTGGCCCGCCCGCCGACAATAGCTGCCAAGTGAATCACCACATCAAACTTTGTGTCATCTTTGGCAAAGAAATCCCTGACATCTCGCCCGTTCTTTATGTCAATGCCTGTGATGTTATTGAGTTTTGAGTCTAAGTGTTTCTTGAAATTAGTGCCAACAAAGCCTGCATCGCCTGTGATTAAAATTTTCATTGGCGCAAATCTCGCAACAGGACTTGATAGTCCTCGCTTTTGATGTAAGAGTCATAGGCCAAGGCATCGAATGAATAAATCTCTTGGGCATTGACCGCGCGATAGCCTGCATCCCATTCGGCTTTGCCGGCAATCGGATGGCAATGTTCAATGATCACTTCAGGCAGATAGACAAGGTTGCCAAGGTCTTGACCTATCTTCTTCCAAAAGTTGTCAAGATAGAGATGTTTGAGCTTTGGCGGAACCATCCCGCCGAGGGCGATGACGATGGCTTTTGACATCATCACAGCAGTTGGCAAGTTCTCGCCTTGCAAAAGGTCATTGCCATAGGAAATGCCAGGGGCGGTGCCTATGGCTTTACTCAATGCAATATCCCAATCAGGTGTTCTGAATCTATGGTCATCGCCAATGAAGGTGAAGAACTCGTATTCATTGGCATACTTCTTGGCAGCGACATTGACAGGATAAGCCATTCCCCTTGTGGTGTTTTCAATCTCCAAGATGTATTCGACACCGACTGCGGTGCGATAATTGATTAGTTCCTCATCATCTTTGTCCACAACGAAGAGCAGGTCAGAGCGACAAGAGAACTGCCTGTGTGCTTGCAGAACTTCAACTGCATTCTTTGGCCTGCCTCTTGTTGGCACAAGCACTAGATTATTTTTCACTATCATTGATTTCCCCATAAATAGCGGTGTAAGCCGCCAAGTCGATGATGCTATCTTCGTGGTCAGGTGTCTGAATCAANCGAGCAATTTTGACAAGACATAAACACAAAGCGACCTGTGAAGCACTTATCTCTTTTTCAAGATAAACACTCCACAGGTCGGCGATGCGCTTGTGATTGATGTATGGGTCGCCATAAATATCTTGGCGATCCGTTGCGGTGAGGCGTTTAGCCTCATCCAAAATCTTCCCCGATTTCATTTTCTTACTTACTACCGCGCCCAAACTCTGTTGCCTTTGGGTCTATGGCCTTTAATATCGGGCCAAGGAATGCTGCAACGAAGCAGGCAACATAATCTTTCAAAGGGCGTGACGGGTCGGCGAGATAGAGAGCTGCGACTGAGGCTGCTCCTGCTCTTGCGTAGGTGCTACCAACTGCGATGAGTTTTTCTTTGTCGAGCATTTGCACTCCTTGAACTTAGGTCTGCCGAAGCCCACTATGAACACCGGCAGAGATGGAAGGACTTTCCCCCGATTTTTTACTTTGTAAGCGCGAATCTTACGACATACCTGACCGCCATTGCGTTGATCGCCTTTGACATCAGGTGAAGTGTTGCCTTCNATGACGATGACAGTGCCATTGGCTTTGACNTCTTCAACGATACCGATGTGGGAGATGCGGTCAATGCCATCGGCAGGAAAGTCAAAGAAGGCTAGGTCGCCAGGAAGAGGCGTGGCATCGGCGACTAATTGCCAACGCTTCGCCTCGGCGAACGCCTTTGCCCCTGCCGGTGTGTAGGTGCAATCAGGAATCTTCAAGCCAACTTGCTTGGCACACCAATTGACGAAGGCACCGCACCAAGGCTGATTCGCCTTCTGATACTTTGTTTCATTATCGGCAGGGCCTTCAATGTAGCCAAGTTCGCCTGCTGCCACTTCTAGAAACTTCTCAAGTTGCGAACACATTATTTCAGCAGAGCTTCTTTCACGATGTCGGTCAGGAAGTCAACCTTATCCTCTAAGACGGCAACTTTGTCCTTTATCGAACTGCCGCCATTTGGCTTGAGTTCGTTTAGGTAGTGCTTGACGAGCCACTTTACTCCAAGGGCAGTTGAGC